GGCTTCTACTTTGGTTCTCGTCAATGGGAAAAGCATCGTGAAGGCAAGTAAAGAACTGATTAAAATGCTTAAGCACCACGAGGGCGTTAGGTACAAACCGTATCAATGCCCTGCTAAGCTTTGGACAATTGGTGTTGGGCATGTGATGTACCCGGAGCAAGCTAAGATACCATCTACTCCAGAAGGTATGGCTACTCGTAAAGCGTACCCACTAAAACCACAAGATAACCGTAGATGGAGCGAAGAAGAAGTTGACTCAATACTGGCTAAGGATGTCGTACGATTTGAACGAGGGGTTGCCCGTTATCTACCTATACGACTTTCACAGAATGAATTTGATGCTCTGGTTAGTTTTAGCTTTAACCTTGGTCTTGGTGTACTTCAGCGGTCAACCCTCCGTCAGGCGCTTTTGCGTGGCGATAAAGCAGGTGCTATTACGAGTCTTCTCAAGTATAATAAAGCCGGCGGTAAGGTCTTGAAAGGACTAGATATACGCCGCAAAGACGAAGCAGCACTGTTTAGGAAAGAATAAAATGGCCCTTTTGAAACTTGCATTGAAACCCGGAATTGACAAACAAAACACCGAATACGGTGCCGAAGGCGGCTGGGTGGACAGTGATTATGTGCGGTTTCAAGATGGTTTACCGGAGAAGATAGGCGGCTGGCAATATTTTAACCTTGATGCTCAATACCTAATAGGCATGATTAGTGAGGTGTTTACCTGGAACGCTTTAGATGGTGTTCCCTATATCATGGTAGGCACTACTCGAAAATTATACGTCGGAATTGGATCGCAGTGGGAAGACATTACCCCTATTCGTGAAACTACCACCACGGCCACTTTTAGTACGACAGTTGGCAGTAATGTGGTAGGAGTCAATGACCTTACCACAAACGTACAGGCCGGTGACTTTGTAATTATTTCGGGTGTAACAGGTAATCCGGGTGGCATACCAAATGCCACCTTAGACGGAGAATATGAAGTACAACAAGTACTCACCGGAACTCAATACACTATTATTGCCTCGGTCAATGCAACAAGCACCGCGAGCCTTGCAGGTACTGCCGACATAGACTATCAAATAGGCATTGGTTCTGATGTCAGCTACTTTGACTTTGGCTGGGGAACAGGTACATGGGGCCTTTCTACATGGGGCACGCCTCGCGACCCAGCTGCTGTTACCGGGAGTTCTTTAGATTCTAGGGTATGGCAGTTAGATAGTTATGGCGAAGATGTCATTTGCCAACTAGTAAATGGCGGAACGTATCTATGGGACACCAGTGTAGGAGCAAACACTCCTGCTGTACAAATTGCCGGTGCCCCTACAACCAGTACATTTGCTCTAGTATCTACTCCAGATAGGCACCTTGTTTGCCTTGGTACCGAAGATGTCATTGGCACTTCCTCCTCTCAAGACCCTATGTATGTTCGTTTCTCAGACCAAGAGGACATTGCAAACTTTGAGCCTACTGCAACCAACACGGCCGGCGGACAACGGCTCACGGACGGTAGTCACATCGTGTCAGCTATTCGATCACGTGGTCAGATTCTTATATTTACCGATACCTCCTTGCATGGTATGCAATATGTAGGTCCTCCATACACTTTTGGTTTCTCTCAACTAGGCACTAACTGCGGACTGGTCGGGCCTCATGCTGCAGCCGATGTCAACGGCGTTGCTATGTGGATGAGCCTTGGTGCGTTCTACGTCTTTGATGGTACGGTTAAAAAAATCCCGTGTACTGTTCAAGACTATGTGTTTAAGGATTTTAATAAGGTCCAGAATACCAAAGTGCACATTGGCGTTAACTCTGAGTACAATGAAGTGACGTGGTGGTATTGCACGGCTGATTCGGAATACATTAATCGATACGTAACCTATGACTACATAGAAGGAGTTTGGTCTATAGGTACAATGGAACGTACTGCCTGGAAAGATATCGGAAGTTACGACAGGCCCATAGCCGCTGAATACCTCGTTGATAGTATTGCTACGCCAGTCGGTCCGACTGTCGGCGGCCTTACTGCAGGTCGTTCTATTGTGTATTTCCAAGAAACAGGAGTAAATGCAGTAGACCAGCCTATTACCGCGTATTTGAAATCAGGCTATTTTGACATTGGCGATGGTGATCAAATCATGTTTATGAAACGATTTATCCCTGACTTTAGGAATTTCGTAGGGAACATGACAGTTCATCTTTTACTTCGCGCTTTCCCATCAGACACCGCTGTGGTAAGTTCTCTTGACCCTTATATTATTAATCCTAATACGGAGAAGGTAGACACAAGGGCTCGTGGCCGGCAGATTTCAGTAAGTATTGAAACGGATGAAGTAAATAGTAATTGGCGCTTCGGTACGCTGCGCGTGGATATTGAACCGGATGGTCTACGATGAGTAAGATTAATAACGTTCGTTTGCCTAACGCGGCTACGGTGGAATATAGTCCTCCTCAGATTGACCAATTGATTAGGTCCGTAGAGCAAATCATTTTGCAGCTTAATAGTAATTACACACCTAACGTAACTGAGGATAAAGCTGAGGCTATGGCCTGGTTTTATGGAAGATAATGGCAAACCTATATAAACGTTACTACAAAGAATTTAGTGGGGCAACTACCGATAATATTCTTACGGTTCCAGATGCTACTGCGGCTATTGTACGGTCCATTATTGTGGCTAATACAACCGGTGGATCTATCAATGTGACTGCTGCTTTTTCTCCTTTAGGGACAGGTACGGTGACCGTGGCTCCTGCAATGGCGGTAGCTGCTAATTCGTATATTGATTTACTTTCGGGCAAGGTGGCCGGACCTTTGATACTAGAGGCCACTGACATATTAAAAATTACATCCTCAGCTACTGGATTAAATGTCTCTGTTTCTGCATTACTTGTAGACAGGAACTAGTAAAATAGCTCATAATTACAACATCTTCGCCTCCCTTACCGAGGTGCGGCCCTGTGAGGCCATTTATGTATTTGGGAAAGGTTAAAAATGGCAGAAGAAATGCAGGGTATTATGGCATTGCCCGAAGGGCAACCACAGGAGGCAGGCGGTCAAATTGACCCGTCTAAGTTTAGTCCGGTTATTGAAAGCTACGCAAAGAACAATCCTCGCGAGTTCAATAAAGACATACTAGCTGGCATTGCGGAAGTAGATCCTGCAGCGGCAGACGAGTTTATCCGTGAACTAGCGGCCATGAACTTATCTCCAGAAGTCATTGACGCATTACAAGAAATGGTAGATGGCATTCTTGCTGCCCCTGAGGATTACGCAGAAGACCGTATGGAACTTCTTGCAGAAGGCGTGCCGGAAGACCTGCTTCCAGAACAATTCGACCCAGCCTTCTTTGCCGCATTTAATTTAGCCCTTGATCAACTAGACAGCCAACAAGCACCTATGGCGCCTGCCGTTCCAGCCTATGCTGATGGTGGAATCATTAATGCTAAAACCATTTCACAAGAGCTTGCAAATATGGGTCGTAATGGCGATACCATGCTTGCCCACATTACACCGGGTGAAGCAGCTCTTTTACGCAGCCGTGGCGGTAGCGGCACAATCAATCCAGTAACAGGTCTTCCTGAATTCTTCTTAAAGAAAGCATTTAAGAAAATCGGCAAGGTTGTTAAAGGCGTAGTAAAAGGCGTAGGTAAAGTAATTAAGAAAATAGCGCAAAGCCCAATCGGCAGGATAGCGCTTACCATGGCCGCTGTATACTTCATGGGACCTTTGGCCCCAGCACTAGGTATTACAAATGCCGCATTGGCGACTGCAGTAAATACATTTGCAGGTAGCACGCTTGTTAACCTTGCGTCTGGTCAGAAATTAGGACAAGCGCTTAAAGGCGGTATCATCTCAGGCGCAGTGGCGGGTGCTGTAACAGGTATCATGTCTCCAAGTTCTACACCTGCAGCGGCAGGTACTCCTTCTACCCCGGCACCTGTTGTAGAGGGCAGCTTTACTCCTACTGGCGCGGGCCTTGATTCTTTAGCCACGCCTGCTATTCCGGATGTATCTACCTTTGATATATCCCAAGGTGTTCAAGGTGCCCAGGGTATTCAAGGTGTTCAAGGTGTTCCAATGCCAGCGGCTCCCGCACCAATGCCCACGGTCCAAGCACCAATGCCCGCGGCCCCCGTGCCAGCGGCTCCTACAATAGGCGCGACTCCAGCCCCTATTGAAGAAGGCTTATTCACCCCTAACGCTGCATACCAACCTCCTACACCAGGTGTGATGGACTCCTTAAAAGCGGGTAATTTAGGTGACGCCGCTTCTGCTGCGTATAAAAATATTTCTCCTTCTGCTATACAAGAACAAGGCATGTCAGACGCCCTTAAATCAGTGCAAGATAAATTTGGTGTTACGGCACAGGAAGTATTAAAAGCTCCTGCTGGTTCTGTTTTATCAGAGGCATATAAAGATGCCTTACCTGGGATGCTATCTAAATACGGTCCAATGGCAGCCGTAGGTCTTGGCGCTGCTTATCTAGGCGGTGCGTTTAAACCGATTCCAGCAACGCCTCCTGCTAACATCGATCAGTTTAAAACAACAGGTGCTGATTTATTGGCCGCTGAACCTGACAAGTATGGCTTGTCTTTTGGTGGTGTTAACACTACCTACAGTTCTAATCCGTATGCTCGTCAAAACAATCCATACCAAACCGCCGCAGCTCCTGCACCAGTTGCACTAGCAAAAGGCGGTATTGCATCGCTTAAAGATTTCCCTCGTAAGAATGGCCCGATCAGCGGCCCTGGTACCGGGACTTCTGATTCTGTTCCAGCGATGTTATCAGATGGTGAATTTGTATTTACGGCCAAGGCAGTACGTGCCATGGGCCAAGGATCACGTAGAAAGGGCGCTAAACGTATGTACGCCCTAATGAAACAACTTGAGGCAAAGGGGAAGTAAATGGCCGAGGAAATTAGCACCCAGATTGTACGGGAAGCTCCCGAAATTGAGGCCTATAAACTAGGCCTGTTAAAAGAAGCGCAAGGACTATATAAGACACCACTGAACCTGCCCGCCTATGAGGCAGCGGCTACTTCTGCGGGTACTCAACAGGCCATGGACCTTGCTCGTCAAGGCATTGGTGCTTATCAGCCTTACTTAGATGCAGCGTCAGCAGGCATCACACAAGGGCAAAACATCGCGGGCCAAGGAGCAAATGTTGCAGCGGGTGTAAATGCTGCTCCTGCTTTTCAAACAGCTCAAGGTATTATGGGCCAAGGCGTTACTGCTGCAGGCGGTATCGGACAAGCGGCGGATCTTGCAGGCCAGTTCACTCAAGCTAATCTAAATGAGTCACAAGGCGTATTAGGCCGTGCGGCAGGCATGTCAGAGAATGCAATTGGTGCAGGTGTTCCTGCCCAGGCCGAGGCAATGGGCACTGTAGGCCAAGGTATCGCTGGCTACAATGCTGCTACCGGCGGCTATGACACGGCTACTACTCAGCGCTTCATGAACCCATACCAAGAGATGGTGACACAAAATGCATTGAAAGAAATGCGTCGTCAAGGTGATATCGCTTCTCAAGGCACTGCGGCACAAGCTGTTCGTTCAGGTGCTTTTGGCGGCACTCGCGAAGGTGTTCAGCGTGCTGAACAAGAGCGTAACCTACAAGACTTGATGTCACAACGCGTCTTCCAGGACATGTCTGCCAACTATGGCCAAGCGCAAGCAGCCGGTATGACTTCCTTTGAACAAGAGCGTCAACGCCAATTGGCCGCGGCCCAAGGCATTACTAATGCAGGTGCCACACAAAGTAATATTGGCACTGCGGCCGCTAATATCTACGGCAATGCGGCTAATACTACGGCCAACATCGGTAGCACCTTAGGGGGTCAAGCAATTCAAAACACGCAACTAGGTCAAACTGGTACGGCTAATATGGGCAACCTAGCTGCCTCTGAAGCGGCTACTCTAGGTAATCTAGGTCAAGGCATTGGTGCTTTAGGTACTCAAGCAGCCAATGTGGACTTGAATAAAGCCAGCACCATGTCTAACATAGGTACTAACATTGCAAATATGGGTACGGCCCAAGGTCAAATAGGCGAGGCAGTTCAACGTGCTGGTATTAATGATGTTAACTTGATGTCTGGCATCGGTTCTATCGAACAGTCTGAAGCACAAAAACAAATTGACGCGGCACGTAATACGCAGCTTCAAGAGACTATGGCGCCATACCAACAACTGGGTTTTGTGTCTGATATATACAAAAACGCCCCGACTAGTCAGATGTCTTTGACTTCGGCCAGTGCACCTAGCCCTTCTACTTTCCAAACAGTAGCGGGTACAGTGGTAGGTGGTGTTACAACAGCAGCTGCAGCAAATAAAGCCGGTTTATTCTAAGGAAATACCATGAAAGCTAAAATAACAGATCGACCAATGTTTAAAAAAGGCGTTGATGAAACTGATGTAGAAAACGTCGGCATCATGCAAGGCTTTATGGATGCAATGGAAGAGGACGACAGCGAAGACGAATACGAGATGGACGATAACGAGGCAGCGAAAGTAGCTGACCGTCGTCCTAATTCACCTGAAATCCTGATGAATAACCTTCGTGGTGACATGCGCTCTATCGACGCGCGGGTCGAGGAGCTTGCTGATTTAGTGGGTTACAACGCTGCGGCGGATACCCCAGAAGACGTGCTTGCCTTACTACAACCTGTGTTGGCTCAACAACAAGCAGCGCCTATGCCTCCACAAGGGGGTATTCCTGCTGCTATGCCACAAGGTATGCCAGGCATGACACCAGAGGCCATGCCTGCTGAAGCGGCCATGGGTGGTATCGGTGCACTGCCCGCGGACCAAGGAGCAATGCCTCAAGGAGCAATGCCTCAAGAACCAGTGGCTATGGCTATGGGTGGCTATGTTCAAAATTTTAGAGACGGGACCGACGAGGATGGCGTAACCCCTTTTGAAGATACATCCTCATTTGCTCCAGGCATGTTTGATGCCGATACAGTTGCAAAGGCTCGCGAGAGAGTACTAGCAACTATGAGGGCACAGCCTATGGCGGAACCGGGCCTAGAGACAGGGGTTAATTCTCGTACCGCTATGTATGAACGTCTATTAGGTTCAGATAAAAACCTAACTCAAGCACAGATGTTAGCAGAGCTAGGTAGTCGTGCTTTTAATTATGCTGCAAACGTGGATGATCAGGGTAATCAGATGAGAGGTGGCTCTGCTGCGTCTCGTTTTGCCGGTGCAATGCGTACGTTACCTACTGCAGTTGGTGGAATTCTTGCAGAAGATGCAAAACAAAAACGTGCAATTCGTGCTATGGCTATATCTTCGTCTGAGAAAAACATTGAAAACGTACGGGACTACAATGCTAAACTTGCTGCAACTCAGCAAAAATACGATGCATCCGTTCTTAAGGCCGGTAGTAGCTCTGCTTTACCAAAAAGCGAGTGGGCCAATTCTATAATAAGCACTCCGGGTTTATTGGAAAGATACGGAAAGGGTAATACTTCAGTCGATGAAAATAGAGCGGTTATGATGGCTGCATTGGAGTTGTTTAAACCTACTATCAGTAGATATACGGATGACAAAGGTCGAGTTGTTGAAACAGTTGTTCCTGGAACAGAACACCCTGAGGTGGTTGATGCCTTTATGACTAGGGGTACTATGGATCAATTGCGCCAATCACTCGCTGGAAAATATAGTGGCACAGGCAAAGCACCTGCACCTGTTCCCGGTGCTACTTCTGCGGAACCGACTGGCCAAGCAGAATGGACAGGGGGTATAATACCTGAAAAACAACTTAACCAACTTAGGACAGCGGCCCAAAATGGGGATAAGGATGCACAAGATGCGTTGTTAGCCTATGAAAGATCCTTGAAAAAAAATGCACCTAAACTAAAATATGAACCCTTTAATGAACCTACTTACTATGGCGCTATTGAAGGGGCATTTGGATTAGGCAGTTACATAGGGGACATGGTATCTAAAAAAATACCATTTAATCCGGCAGGCGAGATTGCAGTTAGAGCGCAACAAGACACGGCGATAGTAGAAAATCTAGCTCCTAGAATTAAGGCCGCATTACGCGAAACAACAAAACTATCTATAACTGAATTAGCATCAATTGATAAGTATACCGACTTGGGTATTTCAGCTTTTAAAAGTGAATCAGCAGCGAAAAATAGCGTTATTGGACTTGCCCGTACGTTATACACTATTCGTAAAGATGCAGAAAAAACCGCGCTAGATAAGAATTTAGATGTTACCGTGACTAACGAAGCTGCGGCAAAAGCAGCAGAAGTAGATAAAGTTATTAAAATGCTTGGAGCACCCCCTCCTGTCTCTACGGAACAAGAGTATGCTGATTTGCCCATGAATTCTGAGTATTTAATTTACGATGCGGAAAACCGTACCTGGACTCCAAGAACTAAAACGATTCCGTGGTCTCCTAAAAAACGATAAGGAAGTAACATGGCAGAAAAAGACCCATCCTGGACTCCTGGTCAGGTAGTAAGTGTAGAGTTTGGATCATCTGAGGATGCGCCAGAAGATGCAGCGCCAGCGACCCCTAGTGATGCCCCTTTTACCCTAGACAATCTTAAATCTCTTGAGAAGAATGCCCCTCCAGGGCTTTCTAAAGAGGCTCTTCCTATTCCAGAATGGTCAGGCGACCCTACTAAAGCACCTTTTACCCTAGAAAACCTAAGGGGATTAGGGCTAGAATCTGATTCTAATCCTTCGGCTACAGATTACACTATTGCTTCAGGCATTGGTGCATCTAAAGGTGCAGTAGAAGGTGCGGGGGCTTATGCGGGCATTAAAGCAGGGCTTAAAATTGGAGAAGCATTAGCGCCTACACTAAGTAAACTTCCCCCTAAAGTAGCGCCTTATGCTGTAGGTGCAGGCTATGTAGGTGGGGTGGGCGCAGGCCTAGTTGGCGGTTCTACCCTTGCAGATGCATTGATGCAGTATCTACCGGAGCCCCCTAAAGGGACCAAGGCCCACGAAGCATGGTTTGAGACCTTTGTCTCAGGCCTGGTAGCCTCTCCTTCTGCTAAATTATTCCCTGAAGCACAAGCCGGGTCGGGCACATTAAGCCGTGCTATTAGCGCCATAGG